CTGATGTACAGAAGTAGAATGCTACTGCATACTTCAATGTTTTCTTTTCATCAATCTTCTTTGTTGCCATGATCGTATATCTTTTAATTGTTATTACTTCGTTTCTGACGATGCAAAGATAAAGTAATATTTTATCACCTACAAATAAAAGAATAAATATTACTTTATCTTTAACATAGATTAATAAACTAATATTTTATCATCAAACATTAAAGATTAAAATATTACTATATTTGCAGCATTAATTAGTTAAAGCTATATTTTATGCAGGTAAGAATCAAAGAAATAATGGTAGAAAAAGGTGTTTCGTCAGTTAGTTTAGCTGATACAATAGGTGTTTCAAAGGTTACGGTAAGTAATCTCATTAATAACAAAACGATGCCTTCGGTAGAAACTCTTGAAAAAATAGCATCCGCCTTAGATGTTCCTATGTGGCAACTCTTCGCTTCGCCAGTAGAAGTAACCGATAAAAGTGAACTCACCGCCCTTATCCAGTATAAAGAAAACTTCTACAAAGCCGATACGATAGAGGAATTAGAAAATATTGTAGCAAAGATTAAAGTTAAATAATATGGGAGTTTCTTGTTTCCATTTTCTAATGAAGTATAAAAGCGGCTATTTTAATTTCAAAACAGATGATATTCTGCGAAAAGTATCTAGTGATGTTCCACGCGACAAGCAAGGAGTATACATCATTTACAAAGAGTGCATTTCTTTTGAAAATATCATTTATATAGGCAAAGCTGGGACAATCTCACAATTGGGAATATATGGAAAACAAGCGTTATATGGAAGAATCAACAATCAACAAGACGATGTGAAACGCCAGACCTTCTTTTCTGATTCTATGAAGGCAAATGGAATACATCAGATTATAATCCAATGGTTTGTCACTGTTGATGATAAACACTCCGATATTCCACACTGTATCGAAGCGCGACTAATTCAGAAATACTACAAAAAAACAAAAGAACTTCCACTATGGAATAGAAATTATTGAAAGCCGGAGCACTAAACTCCGGCTCATTAATTGATAACCTCATTAAAAGCAATAAAGGCGCACCAAAACGATGCGCCTTCTGTTGTCAATTAGTTCTTGATTTTATATCAGAGCCTCACGGCTAGAATATCAGAATCTGACAGCTTCCATTCTTCTGAGAAGATTATTATATCTCTCTTGTATAAGAGCTCTTTGTTTATCGGAAGCTGTTACAATCTTTCCCTTATATTTCCGCATGACAGATTCATTCATGCCAATTTCCTTTGCAAACTTACTGGCATTTATGAAAGGAAATGCCTCGAAGAATCCGCTTAAATCATATATGTAATCAACAGAATACCCAGACTTATACCACACAGGAAAGTCTCCATGTTTTTCTTTATAATATTCGGCCTGCTCCTCAAGTACGGACATAAAATCATCTTTCGCTTCCTGCTCTGTAAGCCCAAAACCGTACGCTCCGTTCACATCCTCCGAATATACGGAAATACCCCCATCATTCGCCTTTTCAATAATTGCCTTAATCTTCTTCATAATCGTGTATTTTAAATTCGTCAATTAAAGCACCCACCGAAGTGGGTGCAGTCCTTTCACTTCTTTAACCCTGCCTTTTTCAACATACTGTCAAGAGTACCATTGGGTATCTCTTGAGACTGATGTCTGCCAACAGGAATAAAGTAGTCAAAGTCGGGATGAACATATTTATAATGTTTCTTTCCCTTTTTGATTGTCCAGCCAGCTGATTCAATCAATTTGTAAAACTCTGAATACTTCATAAAATCAAAGAACATTTTTAATTGACACTACAAAAGTAACATATTTGTTACAATAAAACAAGCAAAGATGAAGAAAGAAATAACATATTTGTTACTTTTAACACCGTGTACACATAACAAAAGCCGGAGCACTAAACTCCGGCTCATTAATTGATTAGCCCTTTGATTCTTAACCGATTTACGATTTCGGTATAAAGATACTCTATATCCCCGCTGAAATCCCCATAATTCTGATAGAGAAACACGACATCAGCGCAGTTGTCGGAAATTGTACTCTTGGACTGAACCCCAAGTACCCTTGACATCTCTTCGCGTAACCCAGCTGTCATTTTCCCACCGGCAAGCGAACTTGGAGAAAACAGGTACAGGATAATGAAAATGAACTTCTTCCGCTGGGTAACACTGTCAATATTCGGTGGACATCCTCTCTCATTCAGTAACTTAACAAATATTTTATAGATTTCATGGATAAGGCTTTTGTCTTTCAGAACCGGGGCAGTCAAGGCATTCTCTTCTTCTGAAAGTTCTGATTTCTCAATTCTAATCTTTTTAAGGCGAATTATTTTGTTAAAATCCAGTTCCATAACACGATTATTTTAAAAGTAAATAGTATATTTGCATCATAATCGTGTAAGGAAGAGCTGATTCATGGTCGTGCGTGGGTTGGCTCTTTTTCATTCTTCCCCATTCGTGCTGACGAATGGTTTCTTTTCCAAATCATAGCAGGTGATATATACCCGTTTCCCATTAACATCACATAGAGCAAGGGCATATCCTTTCTCCAGTATTTTAACCGGCTGATTGTCGCAATAGACAGTACTTCCAACCGGAACTCTTATAAAATGACGTACTATCATTTGATTATCTTTAGCTTGTTATACCAGCGTGAAGAAAAAGGGAACCACCCGATTAGGAATGATTCCCCGAAAATGGTTACTTTGTATAGTTTGCTCATGGATTTTTCTTTTTAAGTATTTCAACACATTCCTTTATCCCATCATCGAAACCATGCTTATAGCCTTTAGTATATTCCCCTATAGTATATACCGCCATTGACAACACAAACAGGATGATACCTACAGGCTTATACCAACCGGGAAGTGATATAGAAAACGGCTTAAATGTAATTGTGAGATCTCCGACCCATAATAGGGCGATAATAAATATAATTGTAAATAATATTGTTTTCATAATCATATAAGTTTTAATGCTTCCTGTAATCCTGCTTCAAGTGCTTCCTCGTAGGTATTATAACGGATAATAGGTCTGTCAGACAATCCTATCAAGTCATGTCTCGGAATTGTCAGTATATCATACGTCCAATAGTTTTCATACATATAGGATATTTCGATATGCAGGTTCTTAGTTTTACGAAGCCACTTTTGTGCAACGGATTGAGTAGGATGGGAACATACTTTTATTGGTAACTCGCTATTTGTTCTATTAGTACCATATTGTCTACCATCTTCAATATTCATAGCAATCATACATGGTTCATTAAACCCTTTCTCTTTCAGCAACTTCGCTGTTTCTAATGTCACAAGTTCTTCGGTCATGGTTGGTTCTCCTTTCTTTTAAAGTGTTCAATCAGTTCGTTTACGGTAGCCTTGTGATAATTGTCAATCTCAAAATCATTAGGCATCCCATAGAAATCCATTCCAGACAAACATCCATCAGAGCCATCCCGGTATATACCCCAATCGCCCTTACCATTAGTGAATAATTGATTGTTATCTGTATCATCCCTTAATGCAGCGATAGCTAGGAAAAGTTCCTCGTTCGTTCCGCAATCAACAAGGACATCTCTTTCTTTAAGAGCATTTATATCATCATCGTCCAATGAATAAACCGAAATAATTCCAAAAATACAAGTACATAGATTATGCCAACCTAAATATGGATTACAATAATAGCCAAGTTCTTTTAATCTATTTCTAATATTATCAGTATTTTTGCGTATAAAGCAGGGCGTTGTAAATCCCATAGTTATTCCTCCTTATCTATCTTAATATCCGTTACTTTACCACGACTGACAAAGAAGAAACAATCCATCACATCGCACAGATATGCTTCATTCTTCATCTCACACTCATTGCATTCTTTATTCAACGAACATTTACTGCAATCGAAATTTATATTAGATGCATCAATCAGTTCAATCATTTCATGCAGCGCTCCATCTATTATTATTCCGTTATTTACTTTCATACCGTTCATTCATTAGAAGTTACACCCAAACACAATACTTTGTCAGAAACGCCTATATCGTCAAATTCCAAAGTTAAATACTCTGTATCGTAAGGATAAGGGTATCTGCAATTTTTCAATTCTTCATCCGTCAATTTGCGTCTGATACGCATCTCTATTTCAAAATCATCAGGAAGGTTCTCTATGATTTTTCTAAGTTGTCCTACGTTCTTTATTTCCATAATCAATCTCCTTTTTCTTTAATTCGTTCAAGTACATCCCTGTTGGATTCGAGTATATCGTCAAAGGATGGTATAGGCATCCATGCCAACACGATACTATTTCCAAAAATCCATCTTTCCTTTGTATCTAAATTGCTACTTCTACAAAACTTTTCTTCTCGAATACATGGTATGTCATACCACATTACCAAAACAAAAACTTTTTGCCCTTCTTCCGGCAACCGTTCTTTAACGTTAATCCAAGGCGATTGCTTTGACTGCCACTCTGCACCACATTGAAAATCTTCCATACTATCAGCATGATGTGAAACGTAGATATCCGCGTCAACTTCTTTCAGAACGTCTTTTCTGAACTTCGTTTTATTAGTAGCATAATCGTATGCTGCTTCTTCTACTGTCTGTTTCATTTCTGTTCAGTTTTAAATCGAATACCAAGCCAAATGTCCGTAGGCGGATTCTGACATGCTTCCATATTCGTTTACATGGTCAACAAAATCATCCAAAGGAACGGCATCTGAATATGTTTATAATAGTTCTTTTATTGAAAATAGCCATAACAATCAAGGCTAAAGCGACTTTCAATAATTGCTTTTTCCCAACAATTACGACATTACTACGATTTAGTCCGTCAACAGTCGTGATACTGTACCAATTCTTATAAGGTGGCAGTACTTTATAGATAGATATTTTTAAATTATCTTCTTCATTTATGTTCTTATTTACACTAATTCAATTATATTCTTCTTTAAATTAACAAATAAAGGTATTGCTGACATGTCCCCATTGTAATCCAACTGTCTTAAAGAGGGAACAACCTCCCCGTTATCATCAATCTCATAATCTGCAATATAGGCTAACTTCTTCGCTTCGGGAACCAATATCCTTTCATTGTTCCAAAAAGTATATCTTTCATGAGCAAGGACCGTTATACAGACCTTACTTCCAATAGGATATTTTTGGTTGGATTCAATGTATTCCTTTTCCAACTGAATTTTCTGATTCTTCAATTCCCTTATTTTTGAATCAATATCATTTTTCTTTGTCTGAAATTCTTCTTTGTTCATTTTTATACTAGTTATGAGTCTTCAGACTACGTTAATATTCAATTTGTTTTTTATAAAGGATAGGATGTGTGCAATCACATCGACCGTCCACCCGTTGCCTAACATTCGGTACTGCTGTGTGTCGCTGCATTCCCATTTATACCAATCGGGGATCGTTTGCAATCGGGCACATTCGGTAGGTGTCAGGCGTCTTATCATTGTATCAATCCGTACACATGGTTGTGTGCTTCCATCATTTCTAGCTCTTGCCAGCAGTGTGCATGATTTGCCCGATTTTATTTCACGGAAATGTTTTCCTCCAAATGTACGTATCGTTCCCGAAACAACTATCAGATTATCCTTATGGACAGTTGTAAGGCAATTCGTCTTACTATCAGTACGTGGTTCAAGCTGTTGGATATTCTTTCTCCGCTCAGAAACCTCACCGGCTTCATACTTTTTCCGTATCTGTTTTCCATATTCGGTCCTTCTTGGTGTAAGACAGGCTGATTCACACCCTCGCATGGCAACACATATCAGATCCATATCAGAATGGTTGCCACTCGAATGTGCACCGGCGGTAAAACAGGAAGCCTTGTTTTGTTCCTTCTTAATTTTTCCGTCCCTTGAAATCTTCACATAATTGTCAGCATCCCCCATTTTATGAACACGTTGATTGATTGTCCTACATTTCACTTCATATGGAAATTCAAATGGCTCAAACTTACAGGGGGAGAAAGTTTCCGTTTCCTTTCTTGAGGCAAGACAGGAGACCATTTTATCACTTAAAAAAAACTTATCGTCCACATCATCTTCAAGTATATCTTTCAACAAGATTCCTTTATCCACAGGCTGCGGTATGTCCGAATGCAGCTCACCAAACAGTCCATCTCTCCTTGTCTGGATATTCGTCCAATATATACGCCTCCTATTCTGCGCTGACACCAAGGCGGAGTTGATGTGCACACCATATACACCGATAGCCTCACTTAATACCCTTTCCCATTTCTTGCCCATTTCTACGTTTTCAAGAAGAAATAAGACATTAGGATTGTATTTCCGTATATCGGTTAGGATACGCATATACTCCCAAAACAGATAAGACTCTCCTTCGAATTGAAAGCCTTCCTCTTTTAATTCCAAATAGCGATTCAGAGTGTATATCTCTTCCTTGTCGGTAGTGGACATCCCAACACGTTTGCCGGCAAAAGAGAATGACTGACAAGGACTGCCACCTATCAACAAGTCAATTGGTTCCAACTGAGATACATCTACCTGGGTGACATCTCCGAGCTGAATTGTGTTCGGGAAGTTCAGCTGTGTCTGCTTGATGGCGTGCTTGTTTACTTCGGATGCGTAGTACACTTCCGAGATAATTCCAAGCTGCTTTAAGGCTATTTGTCCACAACTCATGCCATCGAATAAACTAAGTACTTTCATTCCTTTTTTTTTATTATTACATATTGCAATCTCCACACATATCCACAAGACAATCAAATTCTTCTCGTGAGTATTCAACCCCATTAATTACGATTACCTCGCTACCATTTTGGTCAAAATAAACTCCATCATTCATTTCTGTTCCGTTTTGAGCCTAATTAGGCTACATCGTTAATACTAATTTCTCCTTTCAATACTCGTTCTACCTGTCTGTCGATTATCTCTTGAAACTCTATCTGGCAGATAAGCGAGCAATCCGGTATAATCTCTTCTACTGGGTCGCCCCGCCACGTTGGTAGTTCATCAAGGAAGATACGACCGCCTTTATCTTTCAGACACGTTGCACCTACTTCTCGTTCAATCTCAGCCATTCGAGCAAATACTTCCGGAAAGTCCTTCCGTATCTTATTCCAATAGCCCATGCCACCTTTCACGCAACCGATACAATTATTGTTATTATAGCCCATCTTGTACATGGCTGGGATTTCAATGCCGGCCTTCCAAAGCATTCCCATTGCATCCTTTTTGGTTATCTGTCGCTCGATAAGTGGGAACAACGGCTTTGTATCAGGATATTGCTGTTTAAAGCGGATAGCTCGATTGATTTCTTTCGGGTCAAAGTCGAATCCCCAAACTTGACCGTCCCAAAAACCAAGTTCCTTCTCCAGCTTGTAACGGACTTGTTTCTTTAGTTCGAATGTGCAAGCTGCACCAGTAGGACCATTGATAAATCTTTTCTTAGCCAACACATCCTCTACGTTGAGATACTTATCGCTTCTGATAGTATGTATCGGACTATTATACCATCTTTCGCAATCAGATAGAAACCGGGTGTTGTCAGGATGCCCGGAACCTGTTTCGATGTAGTAAATCTGCACATCATCATACAGACTTAGTGCTATCTTACAAGCTACTGCGGATGTTACACCGCAACTAAACCAAGCTATTATCATTTTATTCCTTTCTTGTTCCGTTATTAATCATTGTAATACTGGGGATAACACCCTTTTATTATTTCTTCTGCATCCTTTTGATGTTGAGTACCTTTTGCCAAAAGTTCAACAGTTGCCGCCAAAATGGAGATTTTGTTAGAATTGAGCCGATAAGCATCACCGACCAATTCTGACATTGCATAACGTTTATCGGACAATCCTTTTAGCTTAATCTTATTCATTTCTGTTCCTGTTATTACATATTGCAATCTCCACACATATCCACAAGGGAATCAAATTCTTCTCGTGAGTATTCAAATCCATTGATTACGATTACCTCGCTACCATTTTGGTCAAAATAAACTCCATCATTCATTTCTATATCGTTATGAGTAATACACTATTCCTTTATTCTCTACAGTCTTTTTCAGGACACAAACATAATGATCGAAAAAACGACACAGATATTCATTTAATTCTGGCTTTATAACAGACTCGTATTTCTCAAAATCATGCAGTATCTTTTCTGCTACCGTATAATCTATCGCACCTTCACAATCAGATGTTTGCAAAAATTCAATAAATGGCTTATCTATGAAGTCGTTTACGTTATTCCAAACGTACTTTACATCATGTTTCAAAACCACATGTGATATTATATCTCTGAAAGTAGAATATTGTGAATAAAAAATATCACAGTCGGAATATAAAACATCAGCTTTATAGCAGCCTTCTTCAACCGTAGGTATATGGTTTATCGGTTCCATTCCGTGCGCTTGATAAACATACCACCCATTCCCAGTATTATCATATTCCTCTCTTGATATTTTATCGCCCAATTTTAAGGCATAAATACTTAATCCCATATTAGCTCCTTTCTGTTTAGTTATACGTTAATTTCTAATTTACCCCTATATTTGTTATATGGACTTTCTACATAAAATTCCCACTCACCAGTAAATCGTAGCCGAAAGACTTGTTTTGCAAGCTCAATGACATCTTCTATTGTTTTAAAACAGTTAGTCAAATCGCCTTCATTGTAGTAATCTCCCCATCGTTTCGGGTCTTTGTCTATTTCTTCCTTAGTAAGCGGACGTTTAAGCACAAGTTCATAGATATAATGTGCCAATGGGATATTGTTGTCAAATATCATTTTACCATGTCCTGGCTCTCCGTCACATTCCATATTGACACCTTGAATCTTTATCTTTCCGTAATAATGTATAGCATTGGAAGAAATGCCTCTGAACGTTGTAATTTCAAGCGTAGCGCGCCTTTTGGGATTATCTTTGGTGTACCCCCAAGACCTTACGGCATGTAGTTTATCATTAGAAAGTATAATATCAAGACCGCATTTATCTGTAAACACATCGGGATAAACATATTGTTCCCCTTGGCTTTGTTTTACTATCTGCTCTAATGTCATATTTCCTCCTTTCTGTTCCATTATTGAATATTCTGATTAATGTAATCCACAATCTTTTCCAATCTACTTGAAGAAAACAAATGATTATTAAGCGTTCGCTTGCCTTCTTTCCATTCGTAAAATAATTGATAATATGGTGGATTGAGTGTCCGGTCAACCTTTATGCGATATTGATTAGTACCATATTCAGTTATAAGATTCTCAATATATTCGTCCGAATTTTCTAAATCAGTAACAAATACCATCTTATCAGTAGTAAGTATCATCTTTTAGTTCCTTTCTTATCTTATTTGAATTATTCTTCCTCCCCGTTGTAGAAATCCATTAAGAAATTATTAGCTTCTCTTTGAAGCCTATTCATCAACTCGCGCACCATTTTACCCTTACTAAAGACATCATGTTCGTGATACTTCATTGATGGGAATACGAGAGTAAAACATAGCGTCATTCCGTTTTTATCCCATCCACCTAAAGTAGCCCCGGATTCACTCGTTTTTATTCCGTACTCAATCCGTGCATCTTCTACTTCCTCAAGGGCTTTATCATCTACGTTGTACTTTTGCCATACGTCCCAATCGTAAATAGCAGTTGCCAGCTTATCTACAAAGAATGGAACTGCCTCTTTTTTTAATCTATATTTTCTCATTACTATATCGTTATTAGTTAATACAAATATTCTTCTGGATCATATCCTAATTCGATAATCCCCTGTTTCAATTCATTGATATTACGTTTCCATCCCAGACGATCTCCTTTGACTTCCGGGTCATTATTGTCAAGCATGAGTTGAATATCCTTTATCTCTTCGATTTTATCTTTAACTGAATCATCGGTTGAGTAACATTCAGGACATAGCATCTTGCCTTTATTCAATTCTGATTCACGAGTAGAATTTAATTCTACCCATTCTCCGCATTTACTGCATGGTACTGGCATTTCCATAATATTCCTTTTTGTTCCGGTTATTCGTTAATTGGCAGTTTCATAAAGCACATCCATATTGTCTTACTCTGTCTTCCGGTAGTATGTCCGAAAAGAGGTTTGAACGGGATAACAGACAAAACTTCCGCAGCTTTTATCTCACTCTCATTCCATTTGAATACAAGAGTGCCGTAAGGCTTCAAGACGCGCATACACTCAGTAAATCCATCGTGTATGAGTGACTGCCAGTCTTTCGGCAGTTTTCCGTACTTTTTAGCCATCCATGAGGTTGCACCAAGTGTTTTCAGGTGCGGTGGGTCGAACACCACCATGTAGAAAGAATTGTCTTCAAATGGAAGGTTGGTGAAATCAGCTATTACATCCGGCTTTATTTCTATGATTCTTGTCTTACCCCTGTCCTTGGCCGTAAGTGTTTCCGAACGTTTGTCAACAAATAAGGCAAGAGGATTATATTTGTCAAACCAAAACATTCTACTGCCACAACAGGCATCTAATATAAGTTTTCCATTTTCCATTAAGCTATTTCTTTTGATTTCTTCAATCTCAACTTTCTCAATACTTTGCAAAGTGCTTCAGTATTTTTTCTCGCTTGTGTAACCTCCACCGCATTCCCGATAAATTTCTTTTGGTCAGCTTGTGTGCCTATTAAAACATAATCTTCAGGGAATCCCATAATCTTTTTGAGTTCCGGAATGCGAAGCATCCGCATTTTAATATCCACTATGCCATACAGTGCCATGAACTCCTTTATCTTCACGGTCATAGGACTATCATTGTCGTAGATTTCAATCGCTACCTGACCGCTTTCTGTTGCTACCAGATAGGGCGGCATCTTATCCATGCGGGCTATTAATGTGAAGCAGGGGCTATCAACAGAGCCGCCAGCACTGTTGAACTGTGGATTCATCAGATAGTGCCATTTCCTGTTTGCGGTAATGATCTGGGAGGGTTCCTCTATACTACTACCTACATTTGAGAATGCAGTATTCATTATCCACGGCTGGCATGTTACCAAGTTTTGTTTCGGTGTTGTGGTAACAGCGGGGCATGGCGAGTTTATATCAGACACCTGACCACCTCCAGAATATTGATTCATAAAAAATGGAGATACAAGGGAAAGTCTGTCTTTAGTCAGAAGTGTAGGACAAGGCTGATTAATATCCTTTCCTGTATCCTTAAAGTTATAAGAACACATAAATCGGCTTTCAATTAAAGCCATCCTGTCCTTCGTTGTGACCGTTGGAGCTGGAAGGTCTACCGAATGATTATGTCCATTTCCATAATAAGCAGAAACAAAAACATGGTGGTCTTTGCAGGTGATTGCACCTGCCGGTTCTTCTACAGACACATTCTTGCTTTCGGGATGTCCGCTGAACTGTTTGGAGAGGAAACTTACCTGTACCTTTGCAAAGCGGTTTTCAGTAGTCAACACTCCGCATGGTTCATCAACTGATTTGCATGTGTCTTGAGGGCGAACCGTATTGTAACGGGAAAGGAAAGCATCCTTTCCTCCGGCTACAAACTTGATAAGTCCAGCATAGATACGTTCAAGCGTTTTCTCTGCAAGAGGCTTTTCCCTGAAGATGGTAGTTCCTTCATCAGAGAAATCAAGCACATCTTTTACCGGCTTCCACTTCTCCAGCCGCGAGAACATATCTTGCCTACCACCTTTACAGTGGGTCGGTTCAGGGAATACTATCGGCAAGTTCTTTTTAGCAAAGATGCCGAAGAAGCGTTTTCTTGTGGTGTAGGCACCGAAGTCGGCAGCATTTAAGATGCGGTGCTCAAAGTTGTAACCGTACTTCTTGACATTGCGCACCCACTTTTGATAAAGCCGGCCTTTGTCCATGCTGATAGGTTTCCCATTCTCATCCATATCTCCCCATGACATAAACTCTTCTACATTTTCAATCTGAATGTAGTCAGGGTCTATAACATCAATATAACGGAAGAGATGTTCTGCCAACGTTCGGCTGTCGGCATCTCTCGGCTGACCGCCTTTGGCTTTCGAGAAGTTGGTACACTCCAAAGAAGCATGAAGCATTATCATGGCATCAGGGTATAGCTGACGGATACGTTCTACAATAGTGCTTATCGGGGAAAGTTCCAGTGTACGGATATCCTCAATAAAGTGAAGTGCATCAGGGATATTGGCATCATGTGAAAGGATGGCATTCTTGTCATGGTTCACACAACAAACAACCTTTGCACATCTATTTCCATCCAATCGTGCTTCTTCCACACCTTCGGACAAACCGCCGGCACCACAAAAAAGGTCTATCACGAACAATTCGATATCGGACAGACCTTCTAAACTCCTTAGTATTTCTTTTAATGATTTCATAATCGTGTATTCTTATTTCTAATTTGAATAAATCCCCTTCGTTCTGTTTCTTCTAACAGTGAAAAGTCTTCATCCTTGATTTCACATTCTGTTTCGTAGTTCACGGAAGTATAACTTGGGATATTGAACTTTTTCCGGATTCTTACGATAACATCCGGATTTCTTGTTACCCAGTAAACGGTTATTCTCATGGTGATATCAGCATTTTTCTAGCTTCCTCATCTCCTGCATCAGCACGGTGCTTGATTTCAATGTACTCAGCATAAGAGATTCTGTTATCTCCACGCTCCTCTATCTCTTTTTCACGTTGGTTTCTGTATCGTTCACGCTCTTTCCGTTCAATATCTTTCCGACGTTCAGAAACGTAGTCCAGCATCGCACTTGTTATTTTCAATGGATCTATTGAACCGTAGAACCGCCCATACTTCCCTGACTTAAACCGTGCTATGAAAAAACAGATTTCAGCGGCATTTATATAATAATACTCCGAAAGGAATATCTCCGATAGTTCAGAAAGTTGCTCTTTCGCTATCTTGGTTGAAACTTCTGCAAAGTCATTCAATGAACCAAATTGTATCTTTAGCCATTCTATCGGTGTTTCATCCCCATAAGTAGAAGACAATAGCCCTAAACTCGGAATGCTGTCATTCAACGCCAGTTCTGAATGGGTTGCATTACATCTGACAAGTTTGAACTGCAAATCAGGGTTGTAATCAAGAATGAATTGTGCAGGATCGGGATATTTATTCAATAACGCCCTCTGCTTCAAGTTCCTTTCTCTTTTTTGCGGCAGCTTCTCTAACGGTTGTAGCGACTGCAAGAACTGAATCACGTTTTCGCTGCTCGCTATCCTGTTGATTTTTACTAAGTCTTGTCCCATTATAGTTTCCTTCCAATATTTTAGTAAAGTTTGCTTGTTTGAAAATCCAATCAAAGTCGCATTTCCAATTGCGGTCATTAGCTCCAAGTAAGAACGGGGATTGAAGAATGAGATTGAAAACACTCCTCACTGACTCTTTCCCATATTGGGCTATCCGGGCTTTTACAGCCTTTTTTCTCACATCAGTCATTGATCTTATCTGCTGGAGTCTGTCTTTGAATGTGGTATTATAGTATTCCATCAATCCGCTGTAATCAATCTTTTCAGAGGGGGAGGGCGAAGAAAGCTTGTCTTTCTTTGATACTCCGTCAGGAGTATTTTCTTTCTTTTGATGTAGAGATATATCTATATACTCTCTTTCTTCTTTCTTTGTATTTGTGCCCTCTGTGTGCCCTGATTTTTGTAAAAGTTCGGATTGCGGTAGATTGTTGTTCATGGGCTGTGCCCCAAGTTGTGCCCTTAGTTGTGCCCATTCCTGTCTTAATTCATTGATTTCCTTTTCAATACCTGTGTCCTTACTTGTGCCCTTGGTTGTGCCCATTGGATTATATTCTTCATATTTACATAAGGTTATAAGGTTCATTCCTTGATTGCACTCAACAGTTATCATACCTTTCTTTCTAAGATGCACAAGAAAGGAACGCACCTTCTTTTCAGACCATTTCCAACGCTGTGACAGAAATCTTATGGATGCAGGATATTGACCTCTTGAATAAGAGATTTCTCGACCTCCGATACTCTCCTTTCGGGGCGTTGCCTCAAATCGTGCAGACTGAATTAAATCTAACCACGCTTCGCAACTGCTAAAAGTACGGGCTTCATTCCACATTTCATTCGAGAAAAACCTGCGGCTTAGCCTCAAAAATCCTTCGTCCATAGTCTTAGAATCTCACGTTAGTTAATTGCCTTCCGTTAGAAAATACAGCCCACTTACCATTACCGCTATCAAACAATCGTAAATCCGACACCTCTCCGAAACGTTTGATGTTACCGCATAAATCCACAATCCATCCACATTCTTTAGAAGGATGCGGGCGGATGGCACGACCGACTATC